CGGGCCGGAAGGGCGGCCGGCGGAAGTCGCCATGGACCACGCGCTGGCGCTCGATGCGGTCCAGGGCCCGGCGGGCCTTGACCGGGTGCAGGTCCATGGCGATGCGGCCGGTCACCTGGGTCAGGCCCTCGGCGCTGCGCCACCAGGTCCCCTTCCCGAAGGTGGCGTCCAGCACCAGGCCGCGCACGTGGCCGAGGTCGTGCGCGGCCTGGATCAGGGCGCCGTTATGGGGGTAGCTGGCGAACCTCTTCACGACAGGATGCCGCGCAGGCGGTGGATGGTCGAGGCGTGGACGCCCAGCTCGTCCGCGACGGCCTTCCAGCTCATGCCCTTCGCCTTCAGCTGATCGAGGACGGCGCGCATCTCGTCGAGCAGGTCCCGGGCCTCGTCGCCCATGGTGCGCCGGGCCAGGCCCTCGTCGGCCGTGCGAAGCTGGGTCACGAGGTCGGCCGTGTCCTTCTTGCGCAGCGGCCGGCGGACCTTGGCCACCGAGCGCTCGAAGGGCGTCAGGCCCTCCAGCTTCAGGGCCTCCAGCTGGGGCCGCACCCGGCGGGCGATGCCCTCGCGGGTGAAGCCGACCAGCTCGGCGGCCTCGGTGTACTGCATCCCCCGGAAGCCGCACAGCTCCAGGAGGATGGCGTCACGCTCGGCCGCGAGCGGGCCGCGGTGGATGGCGTCGAGCACGGCGGCCCGACGGTCGTAGAGGTCACGGAGCTGGCGGACCAGCTCGTCGGTATCGGTGGGGGCGCCTTCGGGCGCGTCGGTCTTCGCCATGGGACGAGAGCATATCGGATGCGTTGCGCAGGGGCAACGGCGCGGGTAGGATGACAGCCCCGAGACCCCTGGAGGTGCCCATGCCCGACATCCGCGACGACGTCCCCGCCGACCCCCAGCCGGCGGCCTTGCCGGCTCCGCTCGTGCCCGACCCCTTCGAGCAGGCCAGCCGGACCGTGGCCGCCCGCCCCGTCGGCGGACCCGTCCGCGTGCTGTTCGAGACCGACGCCCGGCGCATCGCTGACCAGATGGTCCGCCAGGCCACGAAGCTGGCCATGGACGAGCTGGACCGGGTCGGCCCGCTCCTCGCCCAGGCCACCGAGGCCCTGGAGCTGTGGGGCGCCTTCGACTACGAGCTGACCTTGCTGGGCGAGCGCCACGGCATCGAGTACCCGCCGGAGATGAGCCCGCTCGACCTCGTTCAGCTGATCCTGGACGTGGCCATCGCCAGGGCGGCCGCCACCGCTGTGGACGAGATGATGAGCCCGACCATCCTCCAGGGCCAGCGCGGCGGGAACAGCTGATGCCCGAGGTCGAGCCCCGCTGGAAGGAGGGCCCCCGGCGCCGCCGGCCGAGGGTTCTCCGGGCCGACCCTGACCGCCCGCTTGCGACCCGATGCCAGGCGGCCATCGGGCGCATCTGCTCGGGGCGCGCCGAGCACCGCCACCACATCCGCCGCCGCTCCCAGGGAGGGGGCGACGGCCCGGACAACACGCTGGACCTCTGTTTCAGCTGCCACGAGCACATCCACGCGAACCCCGCGTGGGCCCGAGCCCGTGGCCTGCTGGGCGCACCGATCGAGACCGAGGAGCCGTACCGATGGGCCAACGAATCACCCGACACGTCCGTGAGCTTCTGACCCTGGCCGACGAGCTGGGCTGGGAGCTGAAGTACACGAGGAAGGGACACCTGGTGTTCCTCAAGGAAGGGCGCCGGCCGGTCGTGGCCGGCTCGACGCCCGGGGACCACCGGGCCATGAAGAACCTGAAGACCACCCTGGCCCGAGCGGAGGCGAACGCCCGATGACGACCGTGACCGATCAGAACGCCCTCCGCGGCATCCAGCGCCGCCTGTCCCAGCTGGAGGGCCTCGCCCGCTCCCCGAAGACGCCCGAGCGCCGGGAGCTGGAAGCCCTCGCGGTGAAGGCCGCCGGAGACGGCCGGGTGGCGCTCCAGGTGTACCGGCGCCGGGCCGAGACTCTGGCCGCCGCCGAGCGGGCCTACCGCTACCGCCAGGGCGCCGTCCACGTGCTCCTCGCCTCGATGCGCTCGAAGGGCCAGCCCGTCACCCCCGGGCCCGACGAGGAGGTCTGGAAGACCTGGACCGCCGGCCCGCCGCCGGCCGGCATCGAGGTGGGCGACCTGTCGCTGGCCAAGAGCTACGAGGTGGTCCTGAACTGGCTGTGCGCCGACGCCCGCCACGACCGCGACCTGGCCGAGGGCCTCTTCCGGGGAGCGGCGAAGGCCATCGCCCTGTTCGACCGCATCGTGAACCTGATGCAGTCGGTCATGAAGGGCGAGGACGCCGAGCAGCGCCTGACCTCGGGCCTGGCCGAGGCGATGGACCTCGGGGAAGACGAGAGCCTGGGGGCGGCCTGATGGTCCCGTTTACGGCGGCGCACCAGGTGATGGAGAACAGCCCGCCGGGGGTCGGCGGGTACCTGCTCCTGGCCGGCTGGCTCGTCGTGCTGGGCGTGGCCCTCTGGGCCATCCGGCGGCCGCGCGGATGACGGCCTACGTCCACCCCTTCGACGTGCCGCTGGACGAGCCGCTCGTCCTCGACGCGCTACCCGTTGCGGTGGATGACCACGGGCCCGCCGACGCCGATGGCGCCGAGGATCAGCCCGATGATGACCAGGAGCAGCGCCCAGGGGATCAGCTGGATGCCGCCGAGGGCGCCGCCGATCAGGTGGATGACCACCATCAGCCCGGCGATGACGTAGAGCACGATCGAGACCATGCCCAGCTCGTACCCGTCCAGCTGAGCCCTATTCAGCTGAGGCGGGCGCTCACGGCCTGGTTCGACACGCTGGCCACCTTCGACGACCAGGCCGTCGGGCTCCACCAGGTCCAGGAGGCCGAGCTGGCCCTGGGCGAGGTCGAGGCCGAGCTGGTCGAGCAGCTGGCCGCCGCCATCGACGGTCCGTGGGTCGAGACGTCCGCCGGCATCCTCCAGCGCGACACCCGGGGCGGTCACGTCTCGTGGGACGCCGAGGCGGTCTGGCCCGAGGCGCTCGACGAGGCCCGGCGCCGGGCGGCCGACCCCGAGACCGGGGAGCTGAGCCCCGAGGCCGAGCGCGGCGTCCTGGCGATGCTCGGGGTCGTGAAGGAGATCCTCGGTTCGCCCACGTTCCGGGTGAAGCAGCTCCGGGCCATCGGCGTCGACCCGGACGAGTGCCGCGCTACGGCACCGAAGCGGAAGATCGTTCGCTTCGCGTGAGTTGCGCAGGCGCAACCGGTCTGCTACGCTCTGGCCCTCTCGGCTCAGCCGGGGGAGCGACGAGCGACGGCCGCCCCAGGAGGCGCCCGACCGTGACGGTCTCCCCCGGCCAGCCAGGCCCAGCGCGCCGGCCCGAGAGATCGAGACCCAACATCGAGGCCCAGGAGGCCAGCGCATGATCGACCGCAAGGTCTACGAGCCCGACGAGCTGAAGGCGCTCCTCGATGCCGCCGAGGTGCCGCCCGACGACCGCCCCCGGTACCTGCTGCCCCTTCACCTGCTGCTGCCCCTGCTGAAGCGCGAGATCGGCCCCATCGGCAAGTCCGGCCAGATGGTCCCCCAGGTGAAGGACGGAGAGCGCAAGGGCCCCACCTACGCCTTCCGCAAGATCGAGGACATCCTGAACGAGGGCCACGGCCCCCTCGTCGCGCTGGGCATCCACTGGCGCAAGGTCGAGGTTCTCAAGCACGAGCTGAAGGCCAACGGCAAGGCGCAGGAGTGCGTCATGACCGTGCGCTACGAGATCGTGGGCCCGCTGGGCGACAGCCTGACGACCGAGGCCACGGGCCAGGCGGTCGACTTCGGCTCGGACAAGGCCACGAACAAGGCCGACACGAGCGCCCGGAAGAACATGCTGGTCGACCTGCTCCAGCTGGCCACCGAGGACCCGGACTCCGAGCGGCCTGACCGCGTGGACGAGCGGCCGCACGTCCAGCGCGTGAGCGAGGCCCAGTACGCCGAGGTGGCCGACGCCATCAAGGCCCTGCCCGAGGCCGAGCGCGAGCGCGTAAAGGACTGGGCAGCCGAGCGGGGCATGGTCGTGACGAAGGCTCAGCTGACCCGGGGCGACTACGCCCAGCTGAAGCCGTACGTGGCCAGCCGGGCGAAGGCCGCTGCCGCCGGCAAGCCCGAGGCGTCCGCCCCGCCTGCCGATGACCCCGAGCCGGCGCCTAATCCACAGGTTGTGGATAGCCCCTCGGCGCCGGTCGAGAATCCGGCACGGCGCCCCGAGCGGTCCGCCGACGAGCACGTGACCCAGGCCGACATCGAGCACCTGAACACGGTCATGGCCGACCTGACCGACGCCGAGCGGGCGCGCATCAAGGCCGAGCGCGAGGAGCGGGGCTTCTCGATCAAGTCGGGCCAGTTCACGGTCGGGACCCTCCAGTGGCTGATCGGCCGGGCCGGCGCGCTGGTCCATCAGCGTGAGGCCGCCGAGCAGCTGGCCGCCGCCGCTCCCCCGGCGCCGCCCGCCGATGCCGGCGCGGCCCGGCGCCAGGCCGGTGGGGCGAAGCTGGCGTCCAAGGTCCAGCGCGAGACCGTGGCCAAGCAGCTGGGCGAGCTGACCGAAGCGAAGCGGGCCGAGGTCGAGCAGTGGGCGCAGGGCGCCGGCCACCGCCTGGGCGACCAGCTGGCCGCCGACTCCTTCCAGCCCGTCATGACCGCCATCGCCAACGTGCGCAGGACGGCCTCCAGCGGCCGCCCGAGCCCCCGGGCGCCGAAGGCCCCGTCCGCGCCCCCCGCGGCCCCGGAGCGGCCCGCACAGCCGGTCCAGGAGGAGCCCCCGGCGCCCGACCCGGACGAGGCCCGGCGCGAGCTGCGCCGTGTCCAGTGGCAGACCCTGAACGATGCGGTCGAGGCGCTCGGCGTCGAGGAGACCTGGCCCATGCTCGTCGAGGAGCTGGTGAAGGCCGACATCGCCCTGGAGGGCGCCACGCTGGCCAACGTCACGGCCTCGTTCCTCGGTGCCGGCGCCGACTTCGACGAATGGGTGGGCGAGCTGGTCGAGCAGTACAAGGCCGTGGCCGACGAGTACGCGGGCCGGCCCTACGAGCCCGCCGCGACCGAGGCCCCGGCCAACCTGGCCGCCCAGGTGGCGGTCTCGAACAGCCTGGACGACGTCGACTTCTGAGCCCCCGAGCGGCGCCCGGTCAGCTGAGGCCGGGCGCCGCTGCGCGTCAGGGGGTGGGCGTGTCCGCCGGGGCGAGCGAGGCGGGCGAGATGGCGTTCTGGACGAGCTTCGCCAGGTACGCCTTCAGCACGGCGTAGCCGGCCGTGGCGCCGGCCGTGAGGGCCTGGAAGACCGAGTCCAGGGTGACGGTCTCGGTGCCGCTGATCTTCTGGATGAAGGCCGCGGTGGCGGCGCCCAGGACCAGCTCGACCACGGTCGCCAGGACCCGCTCCACGGTGTCCTTGCCCCAGGAGGCGGAAGAGGTGGGCATGATGGTTCTCCTTCGGTGGGTCACACGGGTGAACACTCCCAGGTGGTCACCCATTGCTTCGTCCCATTCGACCACGCGTGGTGGACGTGCTCGATGTGGAACTCGCCCGAGATCCCCAGCCCCGAGCGCCCCGACGCCGAGATGGTCACCTTGTCGGAGGTGCGGCGCCGGATGGCCTGGGAGCGGAGTAGGGCGTTCTTCGAGGCCGTGAAGGAGATCGTGACGATGGGCCGGTCGTCGCTGAACTGGGCGATGACGCACTCGTCCCAGACACGGGCGTCGTAGTCGGCGTAGAGCAGCGTCGGGATGTCGGGGTTCGAGCGGATGAACGCGTGCTCAGACTGGCTGTCCGCGTCGTCGATCTGGAAGATGATGCCCTCGCCCCCGACGGCCTTCGAGTCCTCCAGGCTGGGCTTGCTCAGCGGCCCGTTGTAGCCCCGGATGGCGACGCACACGGTCTCCAGCAGCACGTAGTCCGTGAACACGCCGAGCCACGGCCCCGGGTCCTCGGTGTCGGTGATGTCGGTCTTGTAGATCGACTCCACGCCCGTCTCGAAGCTGACCGGGCTCGTGACCACCACGAGGCCCTCCAGGCTGTTGTAGTCGTAGCCCAGCGGCGGCGGCGCGGCGAGGTCGCCCCACAGGATGCCGCTGTTTGCCCCGATGGCGCCCTGGAAGACGATGTAGAGGGCCGGCGCCCGGTTCCACCCGGGGCTGACCGGGTAGGCGTTCTGGCCGTACACCGCGCCCGAGCTGACCCGGCCCACCTTGATGCCGTCGTCCGTGCCAAACCAGTGGTCGATCACGTAGATGTGAGCGATGAACGTGCCCTGCTGCTCGGTCTTCAGGAAGTACACCTGGGTGCCCGACTCGGAGCCGTCGGCCACCAGGGAGTAGATGCGAATGCCGATGTCGTCGCCCACGTCGCGATGGCTCGTCCAGCCCGGAGGGTTCAGCCACTGGCGTGAGTCCTGGACCGACGAGCAGGCGATGAAGACGAGCACGAGCTGGCCCGTGGAGACGTTGGGAACGATTATCGAAACGTCGAGCGTCGAGGCGTCGTCGTCGCTCTGGTTCGAGACGTCGACCACGGTCGGACACTGCGGCGCCGCCTGGGCGATGGCCCGGTTGACGATCTGGCCTTCGTGGTCGAGGGGCTCGATCGCCTCGTAGTGGAACTGGCCCGTGCCCGAGGCGTCGGACCACCAGCCCGTACCGGGGAGCGTCGCCCGGTACTCGCGGTCCTCGAAGGTGATGTAGCCCTCCGGGGTCTCCTTCAGCCAGCCCGAGCCGTTCGGGCCCCGCTCGGCCAGCTCGATCATGCGCGCCAGCTCCAGGGCCTTGCCGTCCTTGAAGCTCACGTTCCCGATGTGCGAGGTCGGGTAGGTCGGGAGCGGGTACGGAGGGTTCAGCAGGCCAGCGCGCGAGATGAGGTCGCCCACGATGCAGCCGGCGGGCACCGAGTGATTGTCGCCCTCGGTCTCGCCCACCTCGCGCACGATGCGGGGCGCCGCCACCTCGACGCCCGCCATGCCGGCCAGCGGGCCGGCGGCCTCGACCTCGACGAGCTTCATCGGCCCGGCCGTCACGGAGGGCTTGACCGAGCGGACCCAGCCTGTCCAGATGATGCCGTCCCGCGCCTTCGCCACCTGGTCCCAGACCCGGAAGTCGGTCATCAGCGGCGGCGTGTCGCTGTGGCTCTGCCACTTCGCATAGAGCCCCGCGTGCGTGCCCGTGATCGTGTTGGTCAGCTGAACGGGGACCTCGGTCTCCAGGGGCTGGCCGCCGACGTAGACGGTCACGTCCTGGTTCTCGACTCCGACCCCCAGGGTCATGCCGTCCCAGCTCTCGATCTGCCAGGCCGTGAGGATGGTCGAGACGACGCCCGCCTTGACCTCCTGGACGGTGATCCCTCGATCGCTGTTGTTGTAGTACATGCGGGCGTAGTTGTTGCTGTCGACGTAGCGGAAGACGAGCCCGACGTCTCCGTCTTGGACCCTGATGCTCATGAGCACCTGGACGTAGTGGTCAGTCCGGCCCGTGTCGACGGTCGAGATAATGGCCGTGTTGTACTGGGCCGCGTAGCCCGTGCGCGCCGTCGCCTGGCCGCCGGCCCAGCCCGTGTTCCTGATGCCGAAGCCGCCGCCCGAGCGCGCCGTCCAGGTGCCGCCGACATCAGCTGAGCCGAGGAAGTTCCCGGTGGCCCGCTCGAAGTTGTCCCAGGCGAGCAGCACGGGCTCCGTGCGGGCGACGGCCGGCGCCAGCTGGAAGACCACGGCCCGGCTGATGGCCGAGGCCCCGCCCGTGACGACCAGGCTCGTGGCGCTGAAGGTCTTCGCTCCGCTGAAGCCGCCGAGGCGGTACTGGATCTCCAGGCCAGCGTCGTCGCCCGTGGTCGTCGGCGTGTCGCTGATCTCGGTCAGGAACTGGCCCGAGAGCTGAGCGACCGAGGTCCAGTCGTCCTGCTTCCACCCGATGACGACCGTGGCCACGGTGTCCGGGTCGGTCATCCACGAGGTGGCCGAGGCCACAAGCCCCGGCACCGCGATGTTCTGCGCCGAGGCGTTCAGCTGACTGGTGCTGTTGACGAAGGCCCGGCTCAGGGTCTGGTGCGTGCCCCGGAAGGCGAAGCACTGCGCCAGCGTCGTCGCGTTCGCCACACCCCCCGAGAACGTGACCGTGGGCGCCGTGTCGCCATCGTGGTAGAAGCGGGCGAGCACGGCCACGTTGCCGGTCTCGACCATCTTCGTCCAGCCGTTCGGCGCCACCACGGTGCCCGTGCCGCTGTTGCGGATCGAGGCCACAATGACCATGAGGTCAGCGTTCCCGTCCGTCGAGGTCGTGGCCGAGAGCAGGCCCGTGGGCAGGCCCGGCACCAGCGACGTGTTCGAGCCGTTCTGCGCCGTGCCGATGCCTACGTAGCTGATCGAGGCGGCGCCGGTCACGGCGTCGTTGGCCCGGACCCGGATCTTGCGCCCCGTGCGCAGGCTGAAGGGCGAGGCGTTCAGGGGGCTGGCGGCGTTGAAGTACGAGTAGCGGTCGTCTTCGTTGCGGAGCGTCAGCTTCAGCTGACCCGGACCTGACCGGCCGGTCAGTGACGAGGGGAAGTCGCGCCCGTAGGCCACCTGGGCGGCCAGCACGTCCGAGGTGATGTTCTCCACGCTCTGGTCGAAGTCGCCATCGTGGTCGAAGTCCCACTCGATGGTCAGGTTGCTGTCGACCTGGCCGCCGGTCGTGCCCGAGGTGAAGGCGACCGGCGCCGAGCCCGTGAGCAGCGCGCCCCCGTAGGGCGAGTAGTACGAGGTCGTGGCCATGGCTCAGCGGGGCCCGACGTCCTCAATCCAGAACTGGCGAGGGTCCACCGAATCGGCGTAGTAGGTGAACGAGGCCGTGCCGCTCAGCTCGGTGGCCACCACGGCCAGATTGTAGGTGCCGCTGGCTGGCTGCCAGAGGTAGGACGCCGAGTGATACCCGTCGGTCGTGCCCGAGACGCCCGTGAGCGCTCCCAGCCGTGAGGTGTCGGTGCCCCCGATCGAGAGCTTCGAGAACCACGTACCGGCGCCCGTGGTGTAGCAGGCGGCGCTGATGACGATGCGGTAGTTGCGCGTGCCGTCGGCCACGAAGCTGTTCAGCACCATGTCCGTGGTCGTGGTCGTCGTGTAGGTCGTGCTCGGGGAGGTCGAGGAGAACAGCGCCTTCACGCCCTGGGCTGCCACGGTGGCCTCCTGGTCGTCGTCGAGGGTGATGGTCGGCGTCACGCTGATGGCGTCGTTGATGAGGCTGATCGAGACCGGGCCCGCGAAGCGCTCGAACCAGAGCAGCTTCCCGTCCGAGGTCCGGGTGACGTAGTAGCCGTAGATGCTCTGGGCGGTCTGGTTGGCCGAGCTGGTGAAGGTCTGCTGGGCGTAGACGCCCGTGCTCGGCTCGGCCTGGGTGGTCACCCATGACCCGCCGGTCAGCGTCTTGGCCGAGTAGCCCGTGAAGTTGGCCTCCGTGAAGCTGGCCTCGGTGAGCGCTTCCTTCTGGCTGGTGGTGAGCCCCGCGGTCACGTCGTTCTTGTAGAGCTTCAGGGTCATGCCCGTCGCCAGGATGATGTCCAGGAGGATCTCTTCGCCCTGGTTGGGTATCCACAGCGCCATCAGATCCTCCCCGCGCCCGTGCGTTGCGGGCCGAGCCCGAGGTTGTCCAGGTCGTCTCGGATCAGCCGAACCAGGTCGCGGTCCGAGCGGATAGAGCCCTGGATGTACTGGTTCACGGTCGTGCCGCCCCCGGCGCCGGCCAGGGCGGCCGCGATGGCCGGCTGGCCCGGCATGTAGCCGCCCAGGTTCGTGCCAGCGCTGATGGCCCGCTGGGTGGCCTCCATGGTCGAGCGCACGGCCGCCAGCATCGAGCCCCGGCGCGAGGTGAAGCCCTCCCCGATGGCCTCGACCATCGACTGGCCCGAGTAGAGCGTCCAGCCACGCCCGCTGAAGGGGCCCTCCTTCGCGGGGCTGAAGGGGAGCAGGTTGCGGATGGACTGGAGGCCGCCCTTCACGGCGTCGACCGCCCCGCCGATCTTCGAGCGGATACCGTCGATCAGGCTCTGGATGATGCGCCCGCCGGCCGCCAGCATGTCGCCCGCCAGCCCAGCGATGGCCCCCATGATCTGGCCGGGGAGCCGCTGGAACCAGCCGATCAGCTCCCCCACCTTGCCGGCCACGGCGGCGGCCAGGTTGCCGGCGGCCGAGACGATGATCATGAACAGGTTGCCGATGATCGAGGCGGCGCCGCTGATGACGCCCACGATCATGTTCCAGGCGGCCGAGAGGATGTTCTGGATGTTCTGCCAGGCGCCGGACCAGTTGCCGGTAATGATGTTCAGGAACAGCTGGATTATGTTGCTAATGATCTGCCAGGCGTTGCTGATTATGTTCGTAATCAGGTCCCAGACGGCACGAGCAAGGCCACTGATCCAGTTCCAGTTATCGCTGATGAAGTTGCTGATGCGAGTGAAGACGTCGATCAGGATGGCGGCCAGCTGCTCGGCGCTTGACCAGATGCCGTTCCACACAGTGGTGACCGCCGGCAGGAGGGTCCCCTGGAGGAAGCCCATGAAGGCGTTGAAGGCGTTCATGACCGCCGGCACGGCCACGTTGGCGATCCAGTCGAAGGCCACCATCACGGCCGCCTTCACCATCTCGAAGGCCGGCGGCACGTTGGTCTGAAGCCAGCCCACCACGGTGGCGATGCCGTTGCGGAACCACTCCCAGTTGTTATAGGCGTACATGAGCGCCGCGACCACAGCGAAGATCACGGCCACGATGGCCACCAGCGGCCACGTAGCGGCCAGCACGGCGGCGGCCATGGACCAGAGGGCGCCGGTCAGGGCGAGGACCGCCGAGAGGACCACGGAGCCGATCAGGACGCCGATGGTGACGAGCAGGGCCTGGTTCCCGCCGATCATGTCCCAGAACTCCTGGAGCTTGCCCACGAGCGGCGCGAGGGCCCCCTGGAGGGTCGCCAGGATGTTGGGCACGTTCGACTGAAGCCACTCGAACACGGTGCGGGCGATCAGGCCCACCTGCTCCATGATCTGGCTGAAGGTGCCCCAGCCTGACTCGTTCTCGGTCATGCCGGTCTGGAAGGCCGAGACCAGCGCGTCCCAGCCCGCCTTCAGCTGACCGAAGAAGTTCATCACGCTGTCGAACACGCCCCGGGCGGTCGCGCCCCAGTCGATGATCGTGTTCATCCAGCCCCCGAGGTCGGACTGGATGTCAGCGCCTTCGCCCGTGAAGGCGCCCACGAACAGCTTCAGGGCGTCCGAGGCGATCTGGAAGGCGGGCCCCACCTTGCCGATGACGGCGTCCGCCACGTTGCTGAGCATGGGCAGGAACGAGCCCGTGACGAAGCTCAGCAGGGCGGACCAGGTCGGCAGCAGGGCGTTGCCGATCTTGACCTTCAGGTCCTCGAAGGCGGCCGCAGCGATGCGCGTCTTGTTGGCGGCGCTGTCGCTCGTGCGGGCGAAGTCCCCGGCGGCGGCGCCCGCGTTCTTCTGCATGAGGGACGAGACCGCCAGGGCCTTGTCCTTCTCGGTCAGCTCCTTCGCGGATTTCTTGTGCGTCTGGGCCAGGGCCTCCTCTTCGACCTTCGCCGCGTTGATGACGGGGACGTACCGCTGGACGGCGTCGTACTCGCCCCGGTAGGCCGCGGTCATCGCTTCGAGGACTTCGGTCGGGTCGGCGTTGTGGAACGAGGCGAAGTCGGTCGCCAGCTGGACGTTGGCCTGGCTCATCTTCCGGGCCTCGTCCGTGGTGATGCCCAGCTGAGTGAAGAGGTTCCCGAGGGTGCCCGTGGCGTCGAGCGCGGCTTGCTTGGTCAGGCCCAGCGACCGGGGCGCGTTCTCGGCCCAGTCCAGCAGCTCCTTCGAGGCCGCCCCGAAGATGGTCTGGTTCTTCGAGACGGTCTCGCCCAGGTCCGAGGCGGCGCCGATGGCGTCGCTGAAGAAGCTGATGGCCTTGCTCGGTAGCTCGGCCACCATGCCGGCGGCCTTCTGGCCGATGCCCTGGAAGATGCCCGCGAGGAAGTTGCCGGCCTTGCCGGCGCTGGCGACGCCTGAGCCCGTCTGGTCGAGGGCCCGAATCGTGATGTCAATGATGTTGGCCATCGCGCCGTTCCCTCGATCCAAGCTGCTCGATCTGTACGAGCCGGAGCAGCTCGGGGTCCTCTTCCATCAAGGTCGTGTAGGTGTAGCCCGAGAACCGTTCGAGGATTCCCAGCACCAGCTCGGCCTTCGTCAAGATGCCGGGCTTGCCACCTCCATGGGCAGAAGATCCAGCGCTCCCGACGGCCTTCCACCGCCGGAGGGCTGTGCCAAAGGGGCGCTGACGCCCGCCGCGGCCTCGGTCCAGCGCTGGATCAGCAGCTGGGCTTCGTCGAGGTCGAGGGTCTTCACCCCTTCGAGCGTCGCGGGGACCGGGTGGTCGATGAACGAGGTCTCGGGGCACTCCTCGCACTCGGCCGAGTCGTGCAGCGGGCACCGCCCCTCGGTCAGGTTCCACTCGATGACGGCAGCCGAGAGCACCTCGAAGACCTTGGTCATCGCGGCCATGCCCTCGGCCGAGAACTGGTTCTCGATGGTGGCGAACTCGCCCAGCTCGAAGATGGTCCCGATGGGCACCGAGCGCATGAGGACCGTCAGGCCCTCGTCGCCCGGCACCGCCGGGTCGGGGCCCAGCGGGCCATCCTCGAAGTGCAGCCGGAGCTGCTTGACCTTGCGTCGGTGCGCCATGCGCTTCTCCTGTCGGTTCCTCTGGTGGGGGGTCTGGGTCACGACCAGGCCGGCGCCGTGCCGTCCGCGAGGGTGAACGGCGCCTTCCAGGTCAGCGCGCCGTCGTCGCCTCGGCTGAGCGCGTAGTCCGTCTGGAGCATGTTCATGCTCAGGGTCTGGCCCGACACGCCGATGGCCACCGCCACCGAGGCCGAGGCCGTGGCGACGCCCTTCAGCGTGACGTGCGACTTCGAGGCGGCGTCGTTGAAGACGCCGTTCATGTCCACCGAGCCGTCGGCCAGGAGGAACAGGCGCTCGTAGGCGCTCTTGTCGATGCCGGTTACGTCCTGGACCTCGCGCGGGGTGGCGATGTCCAGGGATCGGACGTCGTTGCGCAGGTCGTTGCTGGCCACGGTCAGGGTCGTCCACCCGAGGCCGGATTCCTTCGCCATGAGGCGCTCCTATCCGTGTCGTTCACGAAGCTCGGTGAGCTTCGTCGTGCTGGTGTGCAGGTCGTCGGTCCACTGGTCGAGGCGGTCGTACGTGCGGTTCGGCGTCGTGGCCGCCCGCCAGTCCCCGCCGCGCCGGAGGGCGATCGGGTCACGCTCCTGGTGGACCTGGTGGGAGCGGGCCTTCAGGCAGGGCTGGCCGGCCTCGAAGACGAACTGGATGAAGCCGTCCGCCTGGGGGATCTCGATGGCGTGGCGGACGAGCCCGTCGACCTGGCCGGCGCAGGCCAGCCGGAGGAAGGCGGCGTCGTCGGCGGCCACCGTCGTGCGCCAGCCGTTCTCGTGGGGGCGGCACCCGACCTCGGCGCACGTGGCCGGCCGAAGGTAGGGGCGCAGGCCCCACGTCTCCATGTCGGTCACCTTGCCGGTGGGGGTGACCCGGAAGGGTTCGCCGAAGCCCATGGTGCTCTCCTCAGAAGCTCGTGGCCACCGTGTTGCGGCAGACCATCACGCTGAACCAGAGCAGCGTGAAGGTGCCGGTCACGTTGACCCGTAGGTACCGCTCGACCGCCTGGGTCGAGCCCGTGATGATGCGCTCGCTCGTGACGCCCGTGGCCGCGGTGAACACGGCGCCCGTGACGTTGCTGAAGGCGTCGCCCGCCCCGTTGTCCGTGCTCGACTGGATGGCGACGGTTGCTGACGTGCCGGTCAGGGCGAAGACCTGGAGGAACGCCTGGAGGCCGAAGTTCGTCGTGCCTACCGAGACCCCGTAGTCGAGGCTGGACTGGGCCCCGGCGGCGCCGATCGTGGCGATGCCGGGCGTCAGCATCTCGCCCCAGTTGCCGCCGTTGGGCGTGCCCGTGACGTCCGTCTTGAAGGTCAGCGAACCGTCGTCGCCCCGGGAGCCGTCGTAGTTCACCTGCTTGCCCTGCATCCCGAAGGCCACGTTCCCGATGGTCGAGCCGTGGAAGTAGGTGGCGATGACGTCGGTCGTCGGGAGCAGCTTCAGCCGCTGGAAGCTCTGGTTCGCCGCGGGGTTGAAGAACGACATGAACGACATCTGGGCGTCGCGCTTGCCGCCGATGCGCTCCTTCGCCCCCTTGTTGATGCCGGTCACCTCGAAGGGCTCCATCGGCGTGCTGATCGTGTCGATCGAGCCGACATCACCCGAGACGTTGTAGCCGTCGATGAACAGCTGGTCACCTAGGCCGGATTGCTTGGCCATGCTGGTCTCCTATTGCCCTTGTGGCCAGAGGTCGTCAACGATCACGGGGACCGTCATGGTCATCACCCGGTACTGGCGCTCGTCGTACTTCAGGTAGCCGGCGGCGGCCTCCAGGCGGTTGCGCGAGATGCCCCGAAGGTCGATCCAGGCCGCGGCGTCGCCGTCCGTGTCGACGATGCCCAGGCTGAAGCGGGCCGAGTAGGCGGCCATCAGGACCATGCACGCGCTCATCATGGCCGGGTCGATGCCGTCTTCGGGCTCCGAGCCCAGCGGCATGTAGAGCCGCTCCTTCAGCACCAGCAGCCCGTCGGTCACGTCGAGGCCGGCGCCCTGGGGGCTCGGCCCGATGTAGTCGGCCCAGATGGCCGCCGTCAGGCCCGAGCCCGGCGCCGACTTCGGCTCGTGCTGGTTCACCTTGTCGAACCGCCCGGTCGACAGGGTGAACGAGGCCAGGCCATCGACGAGGTTCGTCGCCAGTTGCTCCAGCTCCAGCTCGATCATTGGATCAGGTACCTCGCGATGGCGTTGTCCACGATGTCAGGGACCTTGTCGTCGACCTCTCGGGTCGCATCGCGGAACGCGTGGTAGCCGGGGAACAGCTCGGACCGGCTGCCCCCGTCCTCCAGCCACGGCCCGTAGACCAGGCCCTGGCGGTCGACGGTCATGGTCGAGCCCTTGCGCTCCTTCGTGACCATGCTCGTGGCGTGACCCGTCGGCTCCCTGAAGGTGCTGTCGTCGATGGAGCGGATCTCCTCGACGAGGGCGTCCCCGATGTCGTCCTCGATGTCGCGGATGGCCCGCTTCATCTGACCGCGGATGGCGCCCGTGAAGATGGGCCCCTTCACCTGGACCTCGTAGTCGGCCACGACGTTGGTCGCCATCACACGGCCCCGTAGAGCAGCTGGCGGCCGTACCGGAGGAGGGCGTCCGCTTCGAGCGCCCGGAGGCCCCGGCCGCTGGCCTCGGTGGCGTTCTCCCCGGCGCCGACCATGCGGGCGTAGCCGGCGCCCTCCTGGAGGAACTGGTTCAGGGCGTAGGCCAGGGCGAGGTCGCGCACGAGCGACGGCACCAGGTGGCGGTAGATGGTCGTGCCCGAGGAGTGCGCGGCCAGGGTCGAGCCCTGCGCCGCTCGGCTGAGCGTGACGCCCGTCAGGCTGTAGATGGTCGACCCCGTGTGGCTGGCAATGGCCGAGCCGTCCACCGAGCGCTTCACCACGAGCGTATTGCCGGCCACCGCGGTGACCCGCATCCGCTCGCCGTCCAGGAGGATGACCTGGCCGGCGCCGAACGCCGCGCCGTCCACCACGCTGACCGCGGTGGCCGACGTCGAGGCCGCGAGCGGGCTCTGAAGGGTCTGGCCCGTGCTCACCATCGAGCGGTCCGTGACCAGGACCCGCTCCGAGCCGATGCGCAGGAGGGAGCCGACGCCCACCTTCGGCGTGCTCCAGGTGACCGAGGCGGTGGCGTTGATGTCGGCGGCCAGGGTGCCGGCCAGCTCGCCCACGGGCTCCTCGTCGTCGCGGAAGCCGAAGAGGCCCGTGACCGCGAGGGCGCGCTGGCGCGTGTCCCCGGCCTGGAAGCTGGCCGAGGTGGCCAGGCTCGTCTCGATCGACCAGTAGGGCGGGCCGCTGTTGGCGGGCTCCAGGAAGAGGTCGGCCGTGTCGAGGGTCACGTTCCCCGCGGTGAAGGCTGTGACCTCGATCACCTCGGCGTCGTCGAGCCAGAGGCGCCACGGCGTGCGGTAGGCGGCGTCGGGCCAGCCGAAGCGCTTCGTGGCCAGGTAGGGCGAGAACTCGCGCCGGAGCGTGCCGCGCACGTCCTCGGTGGCCGACTCGATGGCCCGGTCCACCCGGTCATAGGCGGCCGCCGACTCGTTCAGGTCGAGCGCCAGCGCCACATCCTCGCGGGTCACGTAGGTGGGTCGACTGATGCTCACGGTCCCCAGCTTCTCACGTAATGCCCCCAGAGATGTGCCCTGACCCGGTGACGATCGCGCCGGCCCCGACCATGTCCGGGCCCTCGACCAGGCCGCCGATGCCGGGCGCCGGGATGAACGAGTAGCCCGAGCCCGGGGCGAGGAAGCCGAAGGGCCCCGTGGCCGAGCCCCGCCGTGTCGGCCGGCCCTGGGTGGCCGCCCCGAAGGCCACGCTCAGCTGACCGGCGCCGCGCACGACCGGGCGTCCCGAGGCCGGGGCGACGAACGTCACAGCCAGGGTGGCGGTGCCCGTCTTGCCGGCGGCCACCGTGCCCGAGGCCGGCGCCGTGAAGGTCCAGGCGGTCCCCGAGGTCGAGGCGACCACGATCGGGCGGCCGGCGGCCGGGCTGGTCCAGCCGAACGCCCCGCCAGCGGCCCCCAGGTGCGTCGGACGGCCCGCCGCGGCGGTGCCGGGCCCCATCGGCAGGGTGGCGCCGCCCACGACCGTGGCGCGCCCTGTAGCGGCGCTCCCGAAGGAGAGCGTGACCGAGGTCGCACCGACCACGATCGGCCGGCCCGCCGCCGGGCCCGTGAAGCCGAACAGCCCGGTGGCCGAGCCCGACCCGGCGCCGGAGACGACGCCCGAGGCGGGGCCGCTGAAGCCGAAGCTGGTCGAGCTGGCGCCGACCACGGTCGGTCGGGCGGCGGCCGGCGCCGTGAAGCCCCCCAGGAGCGTGACGGCGCCGCGCACGGTCGGCACGCCCGAGGCCGGCGCGCTGAAGCCCCCCGAGAGCGTGACGGCGGCCACGACCGTCGGCCGACCAGCAGCCGAGTACAGGCCCCCGACCAGGAGCGTTGACGGGCCGTTGACGATGCGTTTACCGGTGGCGTTACTGCTCAGTGCTAGGGGCAGCGTGGCCACGCCCACCGCGCTCTGCCGAGCGGTGGCCGGCGCCGTGAAGGTGAGCGCCAGCGTGGTCGAGCCGCGCACGGTCGGGCGCCCGGCGGCCGGCGCGCTGAAGCCGAACGAGCCCGTGGCCGTGCCGCTCAGCTGATTCCGGGCGTTCGCCAGCTGGACGCCGTAGACGTCCGGGTCGAAGTCGGCGGGCTCGGCGTTCAGCGACCAGACCGCCACCATGCGGTCCACGCCCAGGTAGCGCTCGATCCGGCCCGAGTACGAGTACCAGTCGGTCCGGGTCGTCGGCTGGTAGAAGACCCCCTGGTAGGTCCAGGGGCCCTCGGGCGCGCTGGCGCTCCAGCCCCTGATCTCGCTCCAGGTGTCGGTCGGGATGCCCAGGCCCGGCGCCGTGTTGAACTCCTTCGAGGAGGCCAGCAGCGTCGAGTAGTTGGCGTTCCCGGGGATGACCGAGAGGTAGCCGAAGGGCCCGGTCCCGATGGTGACCGTGCCGGCGCCGGAGCTGGCCCAGGCCGAGCCCGTCCAGACCTCCCACGAGCCGTAGGCGTTCGGGTTCGTGCTCAGGGCGCATCGGCACACGTGCGCCGTGAAGTTCGTCAGGTGGAACCCATGCAGGTACACGTAGCCGTTGTGCAGGTACGGCGTTCCGCCCCAGTTGATGCCCTCGTCCGGTATCCCGCACGGGTAGACGGGCGAGTGCTTCGGCGTCGAGGTGCCGATGCCGGTGATGGCCATGACCTGGTAGCCCTGGAGGACGCCCCCCAGCCAGACGTAGGCGAGGATCATGGCCGAGGTCGAGCTGGTAACCCAGCCGCCCTTCAGCCAGACGACGCGCCCGCCGGTCACGTCGGGGAAGGCGTTCGTGCCGGCGGCGCCCCCGTTGCCGCCGTTCAGCCAGTAGACCTGACCGTCGTTCTCCACCTCCATGATGGAGTTGTTGACGGGCAGGGCGTTGACGCCCCCCGAGCCGTTGCTGATGAAGAAGTCATTGAAGACGAACAGGTGCCAGGACGGGCCCAGGATCGACTCGCCCCCGTCGCCCCGGTGCCAGCCCCCCGATGCGGTGTTCGGGCTGAAGGCGGTCACGTAGTCCGAGATGGCGGCCGGCGCGTGGCCAAGGCTCTTGTGGAGGTCGCGCCGGAGCGTGCCCTGGGTCGAGCGCCCCGGCGCGCTGAAGCCGAAGGCCCCGGTGGCGCCGCCCGAGGTCGTGCGTCGACCGCTGGCCGCCGTGGTCGGACCCAAGGTGCGCGTGGCGGTGCCTACGACCGTGGGCCGGCCCGCCGCCGGGTAGGTGCCCCCGAACGCCCCGGTGGTCACGCCCACCTTCGTGGGGCGGCCTGAGGCGGCCGTGGTGGGCCCCAGCGTCCGGGTGGCGGTTCCCACAACCGTGGGCGTGCCCGCGGCGGCGTACGAGCCAGCGAAGGTCCCCGTGGCGGAGCCCGTGACCGACGAGCCCGCCGAGCCCTTCACCTCCACGGCCGCTATGGCGTACTTCTGGGTGGAGGGTGCCGAGAGCCCGACGGTTTTCGCCCCGGCGGCGCCCGCATCGGCGTAGCTGGCGACATAGACCGTGTGCGTGGCGGCGTCGCGGGCGTAGGACCGGTCAGTCGGGTTCGTCGAGTTGACCTGACGGAAGGTCCGACTGGCGCCGTCGACCGCTGCCCAGTCGCCGTTGATGAAGATGATGGCCGAGTTGGCCGCCGTGGTGGTGAGCCCGAGCGAGGGCCCGCCCGTGGAGGCGTTCGTGCTGTTCGAGGCGCCGAACCCAGCTGAGCCACGGAAGACGAAGACCGCGAAGCCCCAGTTCTTCCCCGAGTTGCTCAGCGTCATGGAGATCGTGAGCGAGGCCGTGCTGGCGGCCGTGGCCGTCCAGATGGCCACCCGGGCGTACGAGGTGACGCCCAGGTTCTGCGCTGACGTGTAGGTGTTGGTCCCGTCGCTCGGGGTCCCGAGGGTGTAGGCGGAATCCTCCGAGCAGCCCACGACCACGATGCGATCGCCCGACTGGACCGAGACGCTGACGGTCTTCGGCGTGCCGGAGGTGACCAAGCTCGTGGTCGCCGTGTAGCTGACGAAGGTGGGCGCCGCCACCGGTCAGCCGCTCAGGACGCGACGGTCAGCGACAGGGTGAGGGAGCCCGTCGGGATGGTGAACTGGTCGCCCGAGGTGACGGCGTTCGCGGTGATGACGCCCGAGAACAGGAACGTGCCGGCGGTCGAGGCGGTCCACGCCGAGTAGTGCGAGTAGTCCTCGGAGGTGGTCACCTCGCCTGTGCTCCAGGCGATGTCCGCCGTGTTCGAGATCGAGCCGCCCGAAGCAGCTGAGCCGAAGGTGGCCTGCTTCCGGGTCGTGTTGCCGGCGGCGTTGCTCGTGCCGGCCGAGCCCGGGTCGGCCACGTGCAGCTTGATCCACACGGCGCTGACCGGGAGCGTGGTGAACGCATCGTTCTTCGCCAGGGCGTCGAGGATGTCGTTCGCGATAGCTGCTGAGATGCCGACGGCCATCAGGGTGCCTCAGTGATGTAGATGGGCCACAGCGTGGCCTCGATGATGGACTGGAGCTTCGTGTCCCCCGTGGCGTTGTCCGGCTCGGGGTCGTTGGCGGCGTTGCCGGAGCGCCAGAAGTCGTTCGCGGTGACGCCGATGGCGAAGGTCCGGGCGAACGCTTCGGGGTTGGCCAGGATCTGGAGGCCCAGGCGCTTCTCGGCGTCGGTGGCGCTCGTGCCGAACTTGTAGATGACGAACTTGACGAGCCCGTTGCGCACGCGGGCGATCAGGACGGGGTCCTCGGCGTCGGCCGAGCGCTCGCGGTAGGTCGGCATGGTCAGCCCTCGAAGCTCAGGAGGCGGTCACGGACGTAGTTGGCCAGGGCCATGGTCGAGCCCAGGTCGGTGGCGGCCGGCGGCGGACCGGCCATCAGGCCGCCGTGGGGGCCGACGCTCAGCTGAGCGGGCGTCGCGTCGGCCCGGATGGTGGTGGTCGTGGAGTGCTCGATGGCCTCAGCCAGGACCGACGCCTGGATGCCGTCGTGGACGGCGTGCTCCAAGATGCCGTTCGCCTCGGCCTTCTGGCCGATGGCCCGGAGGCGGTTCGCCAGGTCGACGATGGGGACCGCCACCTCCATGAGGATCTCGGCGGCGCGGCCCTGCTGGGTCAGCAGCCGGATGGCCCCGCGGCAGGCGAGGCGCAGGGCCGTGGGCCCTCCGGCGGCGTAGACGTCCTCGGCGTTCAGCACGGTCATTCTGGGCTCCTCCAGCCGCACCAGGGGCAGCCCAGGACGCCGTTCAGGCCGAGGTCCAGCGGGGTGCCGTCGAGCGGGCAGGCAGTCGGCGGCGCCGTGGCGTCCTCCTGCTGCATCTCGGCGGCCTCCCGCTGGATGTCCTGGAGCTGCTCCCAGCTCACTGCTTGCTCGGGTCCTCGCCGTACTGCTCGACGAGCATGGCCTTCGTGGTGTCCTCGGGCACGGGCTCACCCGAGACCCGCTCGGCGTACTCGGCCCACTTCGCCCGAGAGGCGCTCGGGGCCGGCCGGGCCGGCGCCTGGTCGCGCGCCGGGGCCTCGTCGACCTCGCCTTCCTTCTGGACCTCCTCCGACGTCTTGCCCTCGTCCTGGGCGGCGTCGTCCTGCTCGTCGACCTCGGGGTTCACCAGGTCGCCCTCGGGGCCATCGCGCTCGGTGAAGACCTCCTGGGGCGGGTCCTCCTCCTCGTAGGCGGCGGCGCCGTGGCCGACGTCGGTCGTGGCCGGCTCGTCGCCGTCGCCCTTGCCGTACGGGCCGAGCTTGCCCCGGGAGCGGAGCACGTCGGCGGGCGTCGGCGCCGTCTGGTCGACGGGCGTCTGGGGCCCCTCGGGGGCCGGCAGGTCGGGCTCGATGGTCGGGCCCTGGGCCTTGCTGATCTTCGGCATGGGGGCTCCTCTCAGGCCGCGGCGACGGCGGCGCCGTCGTCCAGGGGGAAGTAGGTCAGGGTCCACTTCGCTGAGCCGCCGCCGGTCGGGTCGGCCGAGGTGTTCAGCTGGATGGAGCCCGTGGGGATGACGAGGCCGGTCCCGAGGGCCACGAACGCGGCGCCCGCGTTCGTCACGCTCAGGGCGCCACCGAGGGTGGCCGCCGGGGTGATCTTGGCCCCGACCTCCTTCGAGGCGACCGAGGTCGTCGAGGTGAGGTCGACCGCGGACCCGGTGGACGGCGTGCTGAGCAGCTTCGCGACCGAGGCGGTCGCGCCGGTGGCCACGGTCAGCTCGCCCACGAGCGAGGTCACGATGACCCGGCCGCCCGTGACCGTGAACAGGGTGCCGGTGGCGCCCGTCAGGCCCGTGGTGGCGGTGGCCCGGTTGACGACCAGGCCGAGCGCCTGGGAGCGGAAGGCCGCCCCCCGCATCAGGGTGGACATGGTGCTGGTGCTCCCTTCAGACCGAGACGGCGCGGAGGTTGGCGGGCGCCCGCTGGACCTCCAGGTCTCGGAGGACGGCGGTCACCAGACCGGCACCGGTCGAGGTGAGCTTGACGAACTTGAAGCCGGCCGAGAGCTGGACGTCCTCGATGCACACGCACATGCTGTTCTGCGTCGCCGCGGCGGCCGTGACCACCGTGGCGGCGGCCGCCTGGGTGCGCTTCGTCCACGTGTCGGAGCCGTCGCCCGTGCAGGTGTAGTACCGGGTGATGACCGCCAGGTTCTGCGCCCCGGCGCCGCCCGAGGAGGTCGCCTCCTGGAGCGTGTAGGTGTCGCCAGCGGCGCCGGCCAGGTAGCAGAAGAAGTCCACGCCCCCAGCGTCCTGGAGGTTGACCCATCCGCCGTCGGCCAGGTGACGGTAGTTGTAGAGCCTTCCGAGCCCTTCCATGTTCTTGCCTTCTCTCTGTGGGGGTTTAGTGCCACATCGACCGGGCCCCGGGGGGTGTCAATGCCCCGGGGCCGGCGGCGTCAGGGGCGGGCGGCCAGCTGGACGAACGGGCTCAGGGTCGGCCCGCCGTTCTGCGGCGTGATGGCGCTCTGGAGCCAGGGCTTTCCGTCGACCCGCTCCACGATCTTGAATGCCAGCTCGTCGTTGCCGAAGCGGTAGTGCTCCGACACGGACGAGGACATGACCTGGCGGTCACCGATCAGGTAGAAGCCGAAGTCCACCAGGCTGATGTCGCCCGCGCCGCCGAGCACGGACGGGGCCTTCTCGGTGAAGATCACGGGCCGGCCGAGGATGGTCATGGGCGGACCCTGGGTGCCGTTGGTCAGCCAGATGGCCGAGCCGCCCGTCCCGACGTTCAGGGCCATGGTGGCCAGCTCGGGCAGGGTGTCGATCGAGGCCACCCAGACGGCGCGGCCCATCGAGCTGGGCAGCATCCGGGCGAACATCTTGATGAGGTTCTCCCAGACGATGGTCGCGCTCGACTGGAGCGACTCGGCGCTGATCGAGATGATGGCCCGGTTGCCGGCGGACAGGGCGCCCAGGGGCTCGCCCACGCCCGTGCCCTTCAGGAAGGCCAAGTCCTCGTAGAAGGCCAGGGCCTCGGGGAAGATTTGGCTGATGAAGGGCTGGAAGCTGATGATGCTGTCCGCGACCAGCTCCTGGGGCACCTGGGTGTAGGCCGTGAGCTTCTTCGCGTCGAGCACGATGCGGCCGAACTGGGGTGACGAGTCGGTCAGCGGCGCCGACTCCTCGGTCCAGTAGCAGACGACGCCACCGAACACGCTGGAGGCGTTCGAGGTCGAGTCGAGCGTGGGGAAGGGGACCCGGAGGGTCTCCATCGGGATGGTGCGGGCCCGCGAGCGGACCACGCTGTTCTCGACGGACACCTGGAGCAGCTCCGAGCGGAGGTTCTCGGGGATGAGGAAGCCGCCGTCGCTCGGGACGTCGGACTGGAAGGCCGCCCGGACCCGGCCCATCTTGGCGGCGCCCGCCGTGTCCAGCGTGCGCTTGTGGTTGCGCCAGATGAGGTTGAAGAACTCGCTCGCGCCGTGCTCGCCCTGGAAGTCGCGGTCGAGGCCGGCGCCGAGGGCCTTCGGGTTGAACAGGCCGTACTTGGCGTCCATGCGGGCGTCGCCGCGAGTGATGCCCGACGGGCCGGCGCTCGGCAGCGTCATGTTGACGGGCACATAGCCGCCCTCGTCGCGCTGCTCGCGCAGGAAGTTGGCGAGGCTGGCCTGGACCTGCTCGTCGACCTGCTTATGGATGTCCAGGTTCTTCTTCATCACGATGCCCGCGTAGGCCCGGACGAGGTCGTCGAACTTGTTCTGCTGGAGGACGGCCAGCATGTTCTTCCGGTCGCTCATGAACTCTTCGAGCGCCGCCGGGCTGTCGGGAATGGTGATGTCCTCGACGTCGGTCGTCGAGGAGGCGAGAGTGCGTGCGGTCATGGCTGGAGTGCTCCTCGAAGGGCGTCAGCGACGGCGTCGATACGGATGGTTGTGGGGGTTGGGACTGGGGGCGGTTCCACGGCGTGCGCCGGGGCCTCCAGTTCTTCGAGCAGGGTCGCTCGGAAGACATCGGGGTCGAAGGTCCAATCGCCTTCGAGCGAGGCGCGTAGCGCCGTGGTGTCGACGTCCAGGCCGGCCTCGTCGGCGGCGTCGATCATGGCCAGGTGCATCGCCTTCACGTCCAGCTCGGGGAGCGAGTCGAGCAGGTCGGTCAGGTCCGACTCGTCCTCGCGCATCGAGGCGCCGCAGTCCGGGCACGAGGTGGCCCCGTCGGGCACGTCGGCGCCGCAGTCGGGGCACTTCGCATCGGTCACGGCGTCCTCCAGGCTCTCGTCGCACTCGGAGCAGAAGCCCTTCGCCTTCTGGGCGTCGGTCAGCTCGGCGCCGCACTTCGAGCACTTGGCCTCCTCGGCCCGGGGGCGCACGCCCGGCGGCGGGCCGGCCTCCTGGCGGTTCGAGTGCTTGAAGACCGACAGGTCCCAGACGGGCTCGGCTGAGGCGGCGGCCTCGCCCCGGCGGCGCGGGGTGGCGCTCACGGAGTCGGCCAGGCCGGCGGCCACGGCCTCGTCGGCCGTGTACCAGGTCTCGTCCTCCATGCGCTTGCGCCAGGACTTCACGCCCCCGTTGCCGGCGCGGGCGGCGTAGATGCTGGCCAGGTTGTCCGAGGCGGCGTCGAGCATTTCGGCCATGGCCCGATGGTCGGCGGCGTTGCCGATGGTCATGCCGAGGGCGTCGTGAATCATCATCTCGGAGTTGCGCCCCATGACCACGCGGTCACCAGCCTGGGCGATGAACGAGGCGGCGCTGGCGGCCAGGCCGTCCACCCGGACCTCGACGTCGGCCGGGTGGTCGAGCAGGGCGTTGTAGATGGCGATGCCGTCGTAGACGTCCCCGCCGGGCGAGTTGATGTGCAGCTCGATCGAGCCCGCCGTGATCTCGTTCAGCTGAGCCACGAAGGCCGAGGCCGTGACGCCGTACCAGCCGATCTCGTCGTAGATGTCGACCCGGGCCGGCGCCCCGCCGTCGCCCGCGGCGTTGCTGATCCTCCACCACGAGGCCCCCTCGACCACGCGGGCCAGGGGGCGGGCTCGGCCCGTCGGCTGGGGGTGCTGGAGATCCTGGTGGGAGGCTCGGGGTCGGGGCATCTTCAGCTCCAGTCGGGCCGGATGGTTCCGCGGCAGCGCTGACGGCCGTCGCACTTCGAGTATCCCCCGAAGGGGTAGTCCGCCTGGGCCTCGGCCAGGTCGTCGTACTGCTTGCCGTCCACCTCGGCGCAAGCGGGGCACGTGTTCGAGTCGCGCACCTCGTCGGCCACGTAGGTGACGCTGATGCTCTGGTCCTCGGCGGCCTTCTCCAGGGTGGCGAAGCGGCCCTCGTTCTCGCCCGCCCAGATTTGGCTCCCGAGGTCGGTCCGAAGCGACTGGACGGTCAGCGACTCCAGGCGGTCGCGCACGGCCGTGGCCACGTCGGTGCCGGCGCTCCCCGGCTGCCAGTGGTGCAGGGCCTCCTGAGCGGCGAAGGCCGAGAGGCCCTGGCCCAGGAACTTCGTCTGGACCCGGGCGGCGGCGCGCAGGTCGGCGCCGAGCCCCTCGGAGTAGGTGGGCGCCTTGCGCCGCGTCTTGCCCAGGAGGCGGGCCTGGGCGGTCGGCCAGGGCGTCACGGGGCTGATGGCCACGCCCTGCTCCTCGGCCAGCTCGGCCATGCGCTGGCCGGCGGCGGCGGCCTGGTCGAGCATGGCGTCCCCCAGGAGGGCCTCGGCCACGTCGGTGGGGGCGCTCAGCTGAGCGAGGTCGGCGGGCGCCCCGTTCGTCACCACGGTCTCGATGGAGGCCACCAGGGCGTCGATCTGGCCGGGCGTCACCTCGGTCTCCCAGCGCTCCAGGAGGGCGTCCAGGCGGTCCTCCCAGTCCTCGCGCTCGACCTGGCCCTGGAAACGGGCGAAGCGGCAGGCGGCGCAGGCCGAGGGATCGTGCTGGCCTCGGTGGACCTGCTCGTCCCAGTGGTTCTCGCTCGCGCCGCCCCGGCGGCCGGGCGGCAGGGCGGGCGGGCCCTCCTCCCCCGGGCCGATGGCCGGCGCAGGAGCGGGCGGCGGCGGCGCCGTGGGGTCCACGGGCATCCCGGCGGCGGCCAGCAGCGTGCGGGCCTCCCCGTAGGTGATGAGCGGCCCGACGCCCAGGTAGAGCTTCTGGACCAGCTCAGCCAGGGCGTGCGGGTCGAGCATCGAGCCGGCGCCGTCCTCGGTGGCGACGGCCACCGCCAGGTCGGGCAGGTCGAGCCACTCGAAGACCTCGGCCGGGTCGGCGCCGAGCTGGATCATCGCCGTGGCGGCGGCCACCTTCGAGTCGCGCTCGGCGTTCGCCTGCTCGCCGTCCTCGTCCACCGGAGAGTCGTAGTCGAACTCCAGATCGGTGGCGCCGAAGAGGGGCAGGAGGTCGGCGTTCAGAGCGCCCTTGATGCGCTCCAGCCGGGGCACGAGGACCCACTTCGAGAACACGTACTCGGCGGCCTCGGCGTTCGCCCGGTTGACGTCGTCCACGGCGCCGAGCAGAGGCTTCGGGAAGCCGAAGGCTTCGCGGATGTCCTCCCGCGTGGCCTCGCG